CTTGTCAACCTTGGCGACGAATTCCTCGAACGCCTGCCCATTGCGCTCGACGATCCTCAGTGCTCCTTCTTCGCCTGGGAATACGACATAGTTGCGCGTTCCTTCTCCCGAGGCTCTGCTGAATCCGTCTAGGTATTTGATACCTGGGATGCCGGCTTGGCGCAACAATGAAGAGTTGCCTTCTGTAAGCCCAAGTGCATTCGCTATCTCTGCCCCAGTTGCATCAAGACCAATCATTATTTGCCCCGATCTGTTTCGCGGGCTGATTGCGGCAATTGCCTTCTGCACCTCAGGAGCCTGCTCACTCAGCGGCTTGTCCCAGTCGAGCATGCGTGCGACCATGCTTTCGGGTAGGGCTACTTTGTATAGGATGCCGTAATCTCTCACCTCAGGCAATCTGAATGGCCCCATCACATCAAGCATTCGCTGCGCCGACTCACGTATAGATGAATCTCCATACTGTGCCATTGATCGAAGATCGCTAAGCACAGGTTCGGTGCTTCCATATTGCGTGCTATTCGCTTTTCTAGATAACGCAGCAAGAACCTTTGCATCGGCATCTGTCTTCTGCGAAAAACCAGGGATGTCTACTACTTTTTCAGACAACTTGCCAGCATATTCATCGGCGACAGTTTTGTTTTCCGCCAGATACAGCCCGTGCCCGAATGCCTGCGCCCCCTCTCCCGTCCCGATCTTGCTCGCGTCGAAGGCATCGAATTCGTGTGGTGAGCCGTGCCATACGGTCACATACTTTTCAGGTGGAGACACCAAATCCGTAACATCGACAGGCTCGCGGGCAAACATCTGCTGCATGGCGCGCGCCATCGCGGCGTCATGCGCTGCCGAGCCCGCAAGGTCATCGTCCGGCGTCAGCCGGTGCGCGTCGCTCACCTCGCGCAACAAGGAAACGCGAGCGGCGTCTTCCATCTGCGCATCAATAGCGCGCGAGACTGCGGTTTTCTCGCTCGGCATCGGGCCTGCCATGAATTCGCGCTCTGCCGCNNCTTTGCCGCTGCCTTGTTTGCCGCGCGCATGCCGAGCGCGCCGAACCCGAGCGGCAAGAGCGTTGACAACGCCAGCCCTACGGGGTCGAATGGGTCGTAACGATCGCCGAGTTTGGAGTAGTCGGCGCGGTTCAGAATCTCGCGCGTGGCCTGCTGCTGCGCGATGTAGGCAACAGGCCCGCCGCCAAGCGCGAGGGCTGCGGTTGACTTGAGCGTCTTGCCGGCCACCGGCAGCGCAAACGTCGCGGCCGTGATGCCGGCGGTGATGGCGCCGACACTTGAGCGGGTGTCAATATCAACGCCTTCCTGCGCGAGCTTGTCCGATGTCGTGAACCCTTCTTCCCCGCCCACGATCGCCGCGCCGCCGACAAGGCCGGCGAATGGCACGGTTGCGCCAACCTTGCCGATCATCCTGGAGAACTCGGCGATGACTTGCGCCGATGCGTGCGTCGTTGCCGGGTCAGGCATCCAGCTTTGCGCCTCGTCGCGCATCGCGCGGCCGAACTCCGTGCGGAAGTCGCCCGGCTTGAGCGTGCCGACACGTTCATACTCGCGCATCTGTTCCGGGGTCGCGTCGCGAAGACGCTTGAATGCGTCGTAGAAGCCGGAAACGACTTCCGTCGCCGACGCCCCCATCTCGCCGACGCCGGCAACGATGCCGCGCGGGACAGCCGCCGCCGCATCCCATACGGAAAACGCTGGCGCCTGACGCGCAGGCACGTAAAGCCGCGAGTCCATCGCGGCCGATTCGAGCGCCGGAGCGTGCAGATCGAGGATGCCCATGTCAGCGAACCTCGATCGGCAACGGCCTGCGGTTCTCCCCCATCAGGTAGCCGCCCGGCGCGCGGACGTAGTAGCGGCCCGTACCGGCCGGTTCCAACTCGGCGGCAGGCAGGCGGGCGATGACTTCGGCCGGCGTGAGCGTGGCTCCAGACGGCGTGAAGATCACGCGCGCCGGGATGTCTTGCGGCTTGATAGACGCAAGCGACGACTGGAAGCGTTCTTCCGTGAATTGCGGCGGCGCCGGAATACGCTTGCCGTTGTGCTCGATGATCGTCCCGCCGAGCGCGAGTTCGATTGCGCCTTGATAGCTCACCCTCTCGCCGGCCGCCTGTTTGGCAAGCATGATGTAGCGCGCGGCATCTATCACGTCCTCGCGCGCCTGCCCGTTGAGCATCGGCCCGACTTCCTTGGCGATCGACGCGCGCAAGCCAGTCTCTGCGGCTTTGTCTTCCTTGATGCCCTTGTCGCGCGCGGTCTGTGCGCCAAGTCGGATCAGCTCCCCCACCGTGCGGCCCTGCGTCGTCATCGTCGAGCCAACCGCTATTTCAAGCGACAACGCGCGGTCCTTCTTGTCGATCTGCGCCGCGAGCGCCTGCGCCTGTTGCGGGCCTACGGTTGCCGTCATGGTGGCGATGCGTTGCGCGCGTTCGGCCGGCGGCAGCGCATTGATTCGGTCAGCCCATGCGGACGCTTCTGCGCCCATCATCGGCGATACCGGCGCTCCCGTCTGCCGAGCGACCATATCGGCCTGCGGTGCGCGCGCGACAAGGCCACGTTCCATGCCGTCGAGCGTTGACGTGTCCATCTGCGCGATAGCCGGGAACACACCGCGATCCGCTGCGGCCTGCAATGGTTCCCGGCCGTAGTCCGCTTGCGCCGAACCAAGCACCTTTTCGCGGCGCGTGATTTCTGCCTCCAACGCCTGCGACGTGCCTTCCTTGTTGCGCTGCGCATAGAGTGCATTCAATTGCGCCCGCTGAACCGCGATCGGTTGCACTGCCGCTGCCGCGTTCGCCGGCACGGCCGCAGATGTCGCCGCAAACGCCTTTGCATACGCAGGCACGGCCTGCATCTGCTGCATGAGCAGTTTGTTTTCCGGGTTGTTCGGGTCGATCCGTCGCCCGTCCATCTGCATATCGCGCAGGATTGTGTACGCGCGGCCGGCGTCGCGTTCGGCCTTGTTCGCCGCAGCATCCGCCCGCGCCTGCGCACGCGCTCGTTCGGCTTCGATCTGGTTTTGCTTGTTGATCGCAAGCACGGTCGCGCGTTCGACAAGCTGCGTCAGCGCTTCGGGCTTGAGGTTGCGCAGCACCGGATCGTTCTGCACCGCCTCGGCCGCCTTCTTCGGATCGCTCGGCAACGGTTGCCCGTCGCGCGTCTTGCCGCCGGCCATGCCGGTGCGCTGCAGGAACGCCTCGGGGTTGCGCGCCACCATGCCCTCGGCCGCCGATTGCGCCATGCTATGCCGCGTCGCTTCGCCGATCTTGGCCGTCGTCGCGGCATCCAGCCCGAGCGTCTGCAATAGAGACATCCGGTTCGCTAGCAGTGAGTTGTATTGGCTCGGGTCCGCCGTTACTGTGTTGCGGTCGAGCTCCAATCCTGCGTTGAAGTCGCCTCCGATCTTCGCGTTTCTGGCGTCTGTCTCGAACTGGAATGCGCGGCCGTGAATCTGGTTGCGCATTGTCGCCAGCCGTTCGCGCATGGCTTGCTGTCCGAGCGCCGGCACCTTGGCAATAGCCTGTTCGCTCCACGCATCGAAGTCCTTCAGCGTTGTTGCGGTGAAGCCTGCGGCGCCAGCCGTTGCGGATTGCTGCGCCTTAGCAAGTCGCTCTGTCCAATCAGACTGAGCCTCACTGACGGCGTTCGCCACCGCAACGCGGGCTTCGCCTTCTTCGAGCTGCCGCGCCTCGTGCTCCTGCTTTGCCTTGATCCGCTCGGCCTCGGCGGCGTCGCGCGCGGCCTGATGACTGACGATGGCCGAAGCGTTGGCGAGCCCCTGCGCGAGTCCCGACGTGTCCACCACGCCGGGGATGTTGGCCGGGCGGACGATGCCTTGCGGACGCGCCTGGCTGGTGTACTGCGGGATGGCTAGGCGAGGCATCAACCGCCGATCTTCAACGCGCTGGAATAGCTCGCCGCGCCTTGTGCGAGCGTTCCAAATGCGTTCAGGTAGCCGCTCGTGCGGGCCGCTTTCGCCTGACTGCGGCGGGTAGCTGCTTCGTTGTCCAAGCTGATTGCCTGCAGGTTCGCGTTGTAGCGATTTGTCAGCGCGTCAAGCTCCATCTCTTGCGCGTTCTTGACTTGCAAGCTGGCGAGCGATCCGCTATTCGGGTCAAAGCCGCTTTCGATGGCCGTCGCGCGCACGTTGCCCATCTGCAGCGCGTTGCGCCGGCGCGTGGTTTCTTCCTCGGCGTTTGCCTGCAGGCGGACATTGCGCGCGTTCTGCTCCGCGTTGGCCGCCTGCGCGTTCGCCTGAGCAGCGGCGGCATTGCCCTGATAGATGGCGCCGAGCGCGCCAACCGCCGTTGAAACCGCAGCCAGTATCGGCGCGAATGCCATCTTCTACGTCCTCGCGTAAAGGTAGGCTGCCCTGCCGTTCGGCAGATAGGCGGTCATCGGTTCCGGCGTTTCGCACCGAAAGCCGAGCAGCTGCGCCCACCGCGCGCCGGCAGCAAAGCCCGCGTCCACCGCCATCTCTATGCGCCGGAATGGTGCCGCAGCAAGGCGGGAACGTATTCCGCGCGTGAGCGCGAGCATGTGCCGGCCGGCATCGACAGACAAGATGGCCCACGCATAGGCGCGGCCTTCCCACACTTCGACGAGCCCGGCGCACGCGAGCGGTTCGCCGTCCGCAAACGCGGTCCACGCCAACCCTGTCGGCGAGTCCAGCGCGTCGGCGTGCGCGTACTCTGCAATCTGCGACGGTTGCACGCGGATCATGCGCAGATGTAACGCCTCGAATGGCACGACGATCATCGCTCGCGCGGCTTGCCGGGCCATGTGCCGCCTCCGCCGCCTCCGCCACGCGGCGGGGTTCCGGGCATCGTGCGACTGCCGAAGCTGCTTGTGGTTTCGCGACGGCGCAGGATGGTTGCGCCACCTTTGGATGACACCGACAGTCCGCCGGCCTTCGGTTGTTCGCCCGGGCCGCCGAGTAGCAGTTTGCCGGCTTGCGGATCGTCGCCGAGGCGCGTATTCATGCCGTCACTAGCTGCGGCATGACGGCAACGACAGTAACCGGCATTGGCCTGTCCTTCTTGATGACGAGCGTTGCGCGTTCTCCATAGTCGCCCGGCCAATCGACGCTTATGTCTCCGGTGTAGGGCGGCGGCGCCGAACCCATCGGCACGGCCGGCGCGCGGTAGCGCATCTCCGTCATGTGTGCATCGTCTGGCCCGGCTTGCCCGCCGAGCGAACGATGCACGCGCACGGTGACAGAGTGAACCCGCTTGATCTTGCCTTGTGCGGTGCCGCTTTCGCCGCCGGCTTCAAGGTTCATCGTTTCCAGCCAGGCCGGCGACGGCAAGCCGACTTGCACCTTGGAACCCGGCAGTTGCAGCGTCACGGCGCCCGACGCTACCCTGCGGTTCGGATGGCGCGCGCCGTCAACGAGAATCCAAACCTCCTTGCCTTCCAGATAGTCGAGCCCTGAGATCGTCGTCGCGGGGATGCCGTTGTAGGTGCTCATCATGTCGGCATAGGCCCAATCGGCTTGTGCGATTCCGTCTTCGTCCTGCCGTTCCAGATAGGCGATGTAGCGCCGCGTCACGCCCGCGACCGTGTATCGAACGATGACCCACAGATCATCTCGTGTTGCGTCCGGCGACGGGATGCATTCGACGCCTTCGCAGATGCCATCCGTCAGCGGGTGCAGATGCCACGCCACCACGTCCTGGTCGCGGTTGAACGTCAAGCCAACAAGCGCGCCATCAACGCGAGCGCACCAGACGATAGACCACGGCTCTTGCTGGTATGCGGTATCGACGATGCCGGTCTTCGTGATGTGCTCGGCGAAGACGGTAACGTCAGGCGACTCGAAACCGTCCTCCTCGAACCGGAATGCCATCGCGCGGACCTTGCGCCCGGCCTTCTGCACAAAGAGCGTGTCCGACCCCACGCGCACCGGCGCGACGAGGTTCGAGCCGTAGACGCTTTGGCGCTTGGTCTTGCAGTTCGCCGGCCCGAATGGGTCGGTAGTCGTCGCCTCCACGACGGCCCATTCATCGCCGAGCGTGCCCACGAGCAGCACGTCGCCCGGCGAGAGCCAGCGTATCGCGTTCACCCGGTCGGAAACGATGGTTCGCTCGAACCCTGCATCTGCCGAGATGACGCCCGCGATTTCGGTCGCGAAGTTCGGGAAATCGGCGGCCACCGAAAACCACAGCGTAGAGTCGCGCGCATAGGTCAGCCGTTCCCGAAAGAAACTAACGTTCGTCGGATAGCCGTCCGTCGCGTTCCACGCCTGAAACGCCCACCTGGTCGTTGGGTTGCCGGCCCCGACCGCGCCGGCCGGTATCTGCGACACGACGGTAGCCGCGACCTGCGTTGTGCTGGTGTAGCCCGTCACGCGCACCCATCCGTAACCGGGGTCTTGAAACTGCCATTGCACCCCGGCGTCACCATCGTAGGCTGCGCCGCTGCTATGCGTCGGCTTGGTGCCGCCCGTCGTAGACGTGTTGAGCGCCAGATAGTTCTTGCCGTCGCTCCTGCGCATGGCGCCGGCAGTGATCGACTTCCCGGCCTCCCACTGCGCCACGTCGCGCACGTCCTTTTCGCCAAGGTAGACGTACTCGCCGACTTGCGCCGCCGTGAAGGCTGCGGCCGATGCGGTGAGTGTGACCGACCCCGTTGCGGCGCTCGCGTATATCGTCGTCGCCGTCGTGTTGAGCGCCTTGAATGGCGGCGGCGCGAAGGACACTTTCTCGCATACCCAGCGCGTTCCGCCGTAGCGTGAAAGCGCGTATGGCGGCACGTCACCCATTGCCAAGTAGATGACATCGCCCGTCTGTGCAAACCGCAATGCGAAACTGCCGTCCGGGTTGGTGAGCTGCGCCGCCGTGTAGGGCATCGGGATTTCGTAGATCGTGCCCGTCAGCGCATACCAGTAGGTCGCATTCGGCGGTGCGGTGCCGGTCACGGCCGCCTTGCAGTAGTAGTTCACGCCGCCGCTTGCAACGAGGTCGCCGACGACATAGGACGTGGCGCCGTTGTAGGCGGCAACACCCGAAACCTGAACCTGTCCGTGATTGGTATAGAAGCGCGCGTAGCCGTTGCCGAGTTCGATCATGTACGAATCGTCGGCGCTGCGCTCGAAACGCATCAACCATGTGCGATCGGCAGACGCCTTGACTTCGGCGACGTAGCGAAAGCCAGGCCGCGCGATTGCCGGGCCTTGAATCGTCGGTATGAAACCCTGCATCCGTTCGCAGCCGTTGGCGTACTTCGCCACGTCCACGCGGCCACGGATGAGCGGCGAGAGTTCGCCGCCATTGAACGCCGTCTGGATCGGTGCGGCGCGCACGTCAGCAGTCCAGCAGTGCGCGCTCCCACGAACCCGGCGGGATGTTGCGCGGCGGTTGCTCGATCGCGTTGACGCGCCGCGCTTCGCGGATGGCCTTCTTGTGTTCGGCCCACGCTGCTTCCCGCTTCGGCCCCGATTGCGTCATGCGCTCGCACAGTTCGGCCGCCAACCGGCACGCCAGCGCCTCGGCAAAGAGCGCGGGATAAAGGCCGGTGTTCGTCACGCGGCTAACGTAGCGGATATTGAGCGGCGAGCCCTGATCGGTCAGCACCTCGCCGCCCTCCAGCGCAAACAGTGGTTGTGGATCGCCTGTGTAGAACGCATAGTCTTCACCGACCTCGACCATCGCCAGATAGTCCGACGGCAGCGGGTAGGCATAGGACCATCCGAAAGACGGCGTCGTCGTCGATGCCGGCAGGCTAGCGCGCCGAATGGCAAAGGTCCACGGCTGCGCGGCCAGTTCGGCGTCGCGCTTTATGGCCCAGATCGCATTGAGCGTGCTCGCCGCCTTGGTGTCATCCGTGATCGCAAGAATGCGATCGGCGCCGATCTTCGTCAGCGCTTGATTGCAGATGTCGGTTTGCGATGCCACACGTCAGACCTGATCGGCCTGCGCGTACAGCCCGGACGGCGTGCCCCCCGTCACGGATGCACGGACGCGCCCGGGCGGGTAGCAGAACGCGCCGCCACCGGCCGCCGTGAGCGTGGTTTCGGTGCCCATCGCGACGGCCGTCGTGCCATCCGGCGCGAGGTATTCGAGCGAGACTGTCGCCCCGCCGAACGTCCCGGCCGCAGTGAATACACCCACGCCACCGCCCCACTGCAGCCAGGCGCCCGTTGCCGATGCGTTCTCGAGCAGTTGCATGGCGTCAGGCCGGCGGCCAGGTGTCTTCGACGATCCGATTGCGGATCTGATCGAGCGCGACGAGCGCGGCCGTCTTCGTCAGGCCGGTCGTGGTGTAGAGGATGCGGACCTCGACATGAGCGGCTGCGGTGGTCGTGCCGGTCTCGGCCACGGCCACCTTGTCCTTGCCCATGTCGGCGGACCAAAAGCGGTCAGCCATGATCTGTCACCTCCGTCAGCGGACGACGTAGACCTGCACAAGCGCGGTGCCGGTGCCGTCGCAAGCGCCGGTCAGCGTCAGAACCACGTCGTATTCCTTGCCCGGGTCGCTGGTGAGTCCGAGGCATTCCCAAATGCGCTTTTCGGCGTTGGTGATGAGGCCACCTGCCGCGCCCGCCTCGAACGTCTGATCCGCCGCGTTCACGCCGCTGCCGGTCGTGACGATCGCGCCGTCCTTGAGCGACAGCGACGAGGCGAAGAAATCCTGATCGACGACGGCGCCGCCGTTGGAGTGCGTCAGCAGATCGTACAGGCCAACATCAACGACGGTCGTCGTGCCCATGTCGGCGGTCGTGACGATGCGCAGTTGGTCGTAGAAATCCGCCGAGCGGACCTTGCCGACGCGGTAGGTCGATGCGCCGGCCGCCATTGTCGCCGCCGCGTTGTTGCCGCTGGTGAGCGTGACGAGCCCGCTGACGGCGCGGATGACGTTGCCGCCCTCGACGCCCTTGGAGTTCTGCACTCGCGGGGTGGCGTTGGCGTTCGTGACGGCCGAAGAATTGATTGCGACTTGTGCCATTTCGTAGCTCCTTGTGGTTCAGCCGATCAGGCTTCGCTGCACTTGATTTCGACGACCTTCTTGGCGTCCTTGCGGACGGCGCCGAAGTGCCCCTCGCCGTAGACCTGCCACGGGTGCCCGCGCAAATCCTTGCGCTGCGACACGTCGGTTTTCAGTCCGCCGTCCCACCGGCAAAACGTCATGCCGCGTTGCGTGAACAACGGGACACGTCGATACGAGCTGGAGTCGGTCAGCAGTCGACTGCTGACAACCCAGTTGATGCCCATGAACCCGGACCCGGCGACGGTGCCGCTGTCGATGATGCGCTTCGACGTGAAATCCGATGACGTGACCTCGATCTCGTTCATCAGGTTACGTTCCTGCTTCGGGCTGATGACGCAGTTGATCTGCTCGTCGAACACTTCCAGCGCGCGCAGGATTTCGAGCGCCGCTTGAATCTTTTCGACGTTCAGGCCAGACGCCGTGCCGCCGATGTTGACACCGACTTGCATCCCGGACCCGAAGCTCTCCGTCGTGCCGGCGGACTCGCCGAGCATCCGGTCGGCGAAGAAGGCGCGGATCGCCTCGTCGTCCATCTTGCGGTTGATCGCCGCGACGACACCCTGCACGTATTCACTCTGCGGGTTCGCGCTCATCTGCATCGCTTCGATGTTGTCGAAGGGCAACGCCTTGTCGAAGTGGCGTGGGTAGACCCACGGCCGGGTGTGCACCGGCTCACCGAACACGATCTGGTCATACAGGCCGGTTCGTTCGTCGGCCTCGAAGGCGTCGATCTGGTTGACGACGGTTGCGCTCTTGCCAACGGCGGTCATCGGCGAGAACAGGGATGCCACGCGTGGCACCATTTGCTGCGAGAGCAGCTCGACAGCAGATGCGTACTGCTGGGTGTAGAAGGCGTTGGAATTCGCGGCCATTTGAGACTCCGGGTATCAGTTGAACATGGGTTGTGTTCGCCCGGCTTGTCCCTCGCGGGGGCCTCGCTTGCGCGTATCGCGCGCCTATCGGCCCGTCTGTCCGGGCTGTCTTCGGGGACCGTGGCCTTGTCCGATGCCGAAACTGTGCCCCCGGAAAGTGGGAACGTTTTCCCCTAGTCAAGCACGCCGTAGGGAACTTGCGACACGGCCACGCGGCGCGGATCGTCGCGATCGAGAAATGGCCTGCGCCCGCGCGCCAGATACCGCAGCGCATCTGCGAAGTCGCTCGCCCAGTCGTGCAACGGCGTGTCCTTGAACCGTTGCAGTTTCTCGTCCCATTCCCGCCGGTACTGGCGCAGCGCGTCTAGCGCGCGGCTCATCCGCTGGCGGGCCTGCTCGGGAGTTTCGTCCGGGAACGGTATCGGGTCGGTGTTGAATTCGCACAACGGCAACATCTGCCGCGTTGCGTTGATCCCGTTCATGATGTTCGCATCGCGCTCGATGATGCGCAACGGAGTAACGCCGAGCTTGCGCGCGGTCGCCTCCAACGTCATACCGCCAACGTCCCGGATGTTGCCGTGCCCGCCGTCGTGCGGCCAGATGTGATCTGCGTAGACGTAGGGCCGTTGCCGCAGCTTCTGCGCATACCAGTCGATGCCGACGCCAGAGCCTGAAATCACGTCGATGATGCGGACGCGGTTGGTGCGCGGCTGCTGCTGGTAAATCCATATCACCGTACTATCGCCGCTGCCCAAATCCCACGCAGTACCGACAGGCCGCATGGGATCGTGCGGGAACAATCCTATCCGTCCCTCGCGCTGCGCGCGTGACATATTCTCGCCGTAGTACGCGCCCGGAATAGCTGCGTCGAAATCGCAATAATATTCCTGCGCGACGAGCGCCTTCGCCTCTGTTTCTCCGCGCTCTGCTTCCAGTTCGCGCAATTCGCGCGCGATTACTTCGGCAGAGATTGCGCCGGTCTGGTCAACAGTGAGAATCTGCCCGAACCAATGGGCATCTCGCGATGCGAACTCCACCAGTTTCGCGAAGTGGTTTCGCCCGCGCGGCGTGGATATGAATAACGCCCACCCGCCATTCTCTGCCATGATCGGGCGCAGGAATGCCCACGATGCAGGATCGCTCAGGGCATATTCGGAGAACACCACTCCAACAGGCGGTGAACCGACGAGTGCGTTGTAGTTGTCCGATCCGACTACCTGCCATGTCGAGCCGTTGACGAACCGGATGAACATATCCTGCTCGCGCGTGGTCTCGCGTATCTCGTGCGGAAACGCATCGTCTATGCGTCGGCGTCCGGTGGCAGGGTTGACCGCATCCCATATTGCCTTGCGCGCCTGGTTCGCCATCGGCAGCATGTGCCAATACCCGCCGACGCGCTGCATTGCCGCTTTGGCGGTCCAGTGCAGGCAGATGTCATCTTTGCCGGCTCTGCGATGCCACGCGAGCGCGAGGCGCAAACATCCCGCTTCGAGCGCTGCCCATGCCGGCCGCTGATATTCCCTCGGCCGCCAGCCGTGTGCCGGCAGAACTATGCCGGTTTCTGCCACGCCTCGGCTTGTTCCTGCTCTGTCGTCACCGATACGATTTTGATCGTCAACGGCGCGTCTTTATCGCCCGTGACTTGCAACGGCAATACCTTACCGACGAGCGCCAGAAATGCGGCCGGGTGCGTTTCTGCCTTGGCCTGCAGGTATTCGACTCCGCCGGCTTTGTCGAGCGCGCCGAGGATCATGTCCTTTAGCTCGCGCGTGACTTTGTTAGGGACGCCCTTGACCCTGCCCTTTCCGGCGTTCGGTGGCGTGTACCCCTTTGCAGCAGCCATTTCTACTTTGCTTCCTTGCGCGGCCTGCCTCGTTTGCGCTTCGCCGGCTCGATCGGCGGCCACTGCGGCAACGCTTGCGCCATTGGCGTGGAGTTCATCTCACGATTGTGCGCGACGCGATGGCCTCGCACGAGCGCGCACTGCGGCGCATCGTCGCGTGATTGTCCGGTATGTTGGCACCAGAGCGCAATCAGCGCCTCACCCCGAAAATGCGCCGGCTGTGCTCCGCGCCCGTAGTGACGCAGCATCCGGCCATTGAGCTGCAGTTGCATCGCGTCGCCGATCGCGTTGATTCCGAGGCCGCGCCCTATCAGCTGTTCTATCAACGCGGCCCAGTCTGTAGTTGTTACGGTACGCGCCATTATCTGATTATGCCTCCGACAAATAGCGTTCAATAACCCCGCGCGCCTGTTCCCACCCATACGCGACCGCGACACAGTTCCCGGCTTCCTGCAAAGCAGCCAGCCATTCGCGTTGAGCGGGCCGTAGCGCGCCTTTCGCTCGCCCAGGCACACCCGGCCGCTTGAGCTCGATGTAGAGCGCTCCTAGGCCGTTTCTGGGCACCGGAAGGCACACATCTGG